GTTTCTTGTATCCATCCGTTGTTTCTTGTATCATAATAAGAAATTTCAAATTATAATCATAAACCTACACTAAACATAAACTAAACCTACACTAAACCTACACTAAACCTACACTTTAATCAATATTTTCTTTTATTACTTATTATGGATTATATCGTTTATTATCGATTATATTTACATTTTTTTATCTTAACCAATTTTTGTATAAAAAAAATTGATTTTTTTTTTTTATATGATACATTCATATATTTTTATGTCAGATTTTACTACTAAGACTGAAAATGGTGCACTCGCTGTAAACTCTGATTCAGTGAGTAAATGGGTTGGTATTTGGCTATTAATGGCTGGTACTGGCAAAGAAAGAATTGTAAGCCTTATTACTAAGGCTATTAATGAGAATTTGGATAAGCCTGAACAGCTTGCACGACTTCTTGTTTTGGTCGCAAGACTTCGAGATATTAGAAACGGTGGACAAGGTCGTCGTTTTGAATCTATGACTGCTCTTATGACCGCACTACCATTGATCAATGACACACGTGTAATCGAAGTCATGCTTGATCTATGGGCAACCCATTATGGTAGATGGAATGATCTAAACGACATTCGTTGTGGTCTAGAAAAGAATGAATTTAATCTTGTTTCTAATGAGATAAAGATGTTTATTCTTGAATTCATCAACCAGAAATGGGCAGATACTATCAAGTCAAATGTTTTCTCCAAAGAGACTATTGGTGCTTGGAAGTATTTTCCTAAGGAAAAGAATGATTGCGATGCTCGAGTAAAAATTGGACAACTTCTATTTCCAAATATTACTCAGGATACGAATTTTCATGATCATGAAGTAACCGACAGATCTCCTATTCAATGGAGGTGGCATCGTTTACTCAAGTCAGTTCGCATTCTTCTAAGAAGTAATCGAAGTAAGATTCATATGGTTGAATCTTTCCTTTGTTCAGATAATGCAGATAAGATTAACCCTGAAAGGGTTCCTGGTGTTGCCAGAAAGAATCTAAGTCGTGCACTGACAAATGTTGCTTCACTAAGAAGTAAGAAAGGAGAGAATCAACGTACTGATAATCCGAAGAGAATCAAGTGTGCTGAGAACTTTAATCTTCATGCCATACAAGTTATGGAAGCGCGTCGAGCACATCAGCTGAAGATGGACGAACTTCGTAACCAACTTGCGTCAAGTAATCTCTCTGATGAAGCGAAAGCATTAATCAGAACACAGATTGAGGATGAAACCAAGAACTATGAGGAAACTGCACCTAAGGTTCATGGTGGAGATACTGTGTATGTTCACCAATTGGTTCAACAGTATCTCAAGAAAAATCCTCAAAATTATGGCGAAAAAAATCCAATGATTGAAGATCCAATGATTGAAGCTCAGTTTTTTGCAATTTTGGATAAGTTTAAGTTACTAGCAGAGAAAAATGTTCTTGTTGTTATTGATACTTCTGGGTCAATGCATACAAAGAATTCTAATAGTGATGTAGCTCCGCGCGATGTTGCAATTGGTTTGACTGCAATATTTTCTTCTTTACTTCCACCTGCACTTCGTCATAAGTGTATCGCATTTTCAAATAGACCAAATGTTTTTGATCTTTCGAGGATCAATGGAGGAAATCCAAAACTATTTAATTATATCGATTTCTTCAACAAAAATGAAATTGTTGCGAATACAGACATCAAACTTACAATTGATCTAGTCTCTCAACTAATGAGAAATCAAGATTTCAAGCTAGATATGATTCTATTCATTACTGATACACAGTTTGATGAAATCACTACTGATAGAAGATTCACTGCTGGTGAGTATTGTAAGCAAAAGCTTCCAGGTACTCTTGCTGGGTTTTGGAATGTGAATGGTGTTCACACTGAGACCCTACCTGCAGAACCTTCAGAGAATGGTATAATCATGGTTTCTGGATTTAATGCTAAGATGCTTGATAGTATCTTTGATACAGTTAATGCTGCGTCAGAGATCTCATTCGAGGATTTGAAGCTACAACGAGAAGCAGCACGTAAAGCTTTTGAGGAGAATAGAGCACAGGAAATGCTCAGACTCCAGGAAGAAGAGCGGCGTGCAGAAGAAGAGAGACAACTCAATACCTATCAGATGATCCTTGATTTCTGTGATGGTGAGTTTTCTTATCCAATTAGGCGCAAGCTAAGTGCTCTTGTTTCAGGTATCTTTGCAGAGTACATCTTTGATGAACCAGTATCTGATGATGTTATCTCAGAAGAAAACTGAACCAACCAAAAAATTGAAATTTTTTTATTGTAAATTTGTGTATTAATATTTATGTCATTTCCAAGAAGAAATAAAAGAATAATTTCAACTAGTACACCAATTGATACATTTGGTGAAACATTAAGTGAAATAGCTGATGCTACAGTAAATTTAGATAAAAACTTAATAAACGCTGCAACATTATTAAATATACCATCTAGAACTTTATCTATGATGCTTCTTTCAAATAATCCTAATCAAATAGAATGCGTAACATTAATTCGCAATTTATCAGAATCATTAAAAGAATATCCAGATGGAATTTTACCAGATCAGTTATCTCAATATATTATACAATTAAATCAACATATCCAAAATAATCCAATTTTAGAAGATGATATACCTTCTTTCTTTGAATTAATTTGTCCCCCTTTAATTATTTATGAACCAAATCATGATCACGATTACAATGATGATTATAATAGTGACAATGATGATTATAATAGTGACAATGATGATTATAATAGTGAAAATGATAATCAAGAACTGAATAATTCAGTCCTTCTTATTTCTGTATCTGAAGAAAATATTAAGGATGATATTTGTGTAATATGTTTCCTTAATCTTAATCAAGAACCAGATGTTATTCAAACTATTTGTAACCACCAGTATCATAAAAACTGTATAACTCAATGGATAAATATAAAAAAATGTTGTCCTTTATGTAAATTTAATTTATAATATTATATATAATGCAATTAATAATTCCTTCATTTCCTTTTCGTGATTGGAAATATCATTTTTTACTAACAAAAAAATATAATTTTATACATAAATTCTAAATTAATTACAATTTGTGTTAAAGATTATATAATAATCATTTAAATAATGTTTTCATTAATAATCTTGAAAATATTGAAATATTAAATAAGAAAATATATGTTAAATTTTTTTCCCTGATAATACACCTCCAACAGTTTATTATAACATTGATGATAAAATATATTATAATGAAAAATAATTATATTTGAAATTAATCCAAGACCTGGTGGAAGTTTAGTTGCTAATATAACATATCTAAATTTATTTTTGGATACCTTAAATGAAAAATTATAATCTGAACTTAAAATTAAGATATAGTAAACAAAAAGATAATAATTAAAAAATTTTTTTTAAAATTATAATTTTTTTTAAAAAAAAAAAAAAATGAAAGTGAAAAAAAGTGAATTCACTTTTTTCACTTTTAAAAATCATTTAAGAATAAAATCTAAATATATATATTATGGATAAAAAAGTGAATCAAAAACTCATTTTTAGATGTAATTATTGTAATAAGAATTATGCTAGTTCAAGTAGCTTATGTAATCACAACAAAAAATTTCATAATGAACATGTGGTGGAAAGAGGTAGTTTTGTTCAAAATAATGAGGTAGTTTGTGGTACTTTTGAGGTACTTGATAAAAAACTGTATAAGCTACCACAATGTAAATTTTGCAATAAACAATTTAATGACAGGAGTAATAAATCTAAACATGAAAAGATTTGTAAAAATAAAATTATTTTAGAAATAACAAATATTAAAAATGAAAATGAATTATTAAAAAGTCAAATTATAAATAATATACAAAATATAAATAATGGAATTATAAATAATAATCAAATAATTATAAATCAAGTTGGTAAAGAAACATTAGACGGTTTAAGTTTAAAAGATATATTATCAATTACAAAAGATGGTAATAATATGCCAATCACTTGCATTAAAAAAGTTAATTTTAATAAAAAATTTCCTGAAAATCATTCTTTCTGTACAACAACACTTGAAGGAAAACATTTTACTAGAATTAATCATAAAACACAAAAACCTGAAAAAATTAATAAAGTTGATTTTATTAATGAAGTATTAGATAGTTCATTAAGATTTATTAATAATATTTCATTGATGATTGAATTTGACGAATCATTTCGTGATAATATACCACTAGAACATCAACAAAAAATAAAAGATATTTTAAATAATCAAAATAAATTTCACGAAGCTAAAAATAAAAAAGCTTTTTTTAATTGTATCAATGATATGAGCTATAATTTTAAAGATATAATTTTAGAAACTTGGAAATTGATACAGCCATTAGATAATAAACAATGTGAAATAGAAACTGATAGTGAAGAACCCCCTTTAATTGATGAAAATTTTAATTATATGTCTTCTAGTGATGATGAGTTATAAATAATTATAAATATTTTATAATTATTTATATACAATGAATTCTATAAATCAAGTAAAAGAATGGATAAAATATTTTAATGCAAATATTTATAATCGCGACAAGAAAATATACACATACGAATTTTCTATTGAAGTTTCTGCAAATATTATTAAATATTTAATGCAAAAAAAAAAAAATAATGATATATTTGTTGGTACTACAATTAGAACAGATTTTTATAAAAAATCTAATAAAGCCATACATACATTAGTACTAATTACTTATACAACTTATAATGATAAATATTATGTTCTAAATAATTACTATAAAATTGATAATAAAATTACTATTGATTATATGAATTACATAAATTGTAAAAAAATTATTAAAATTAATTTGGATGATTTAATTCATGAAGAATATCCTTACCATGATGAAGGCTATTATTATGAATGTAGATATGTAAAAAAAAGATATTATATAAATGAAGAAAAAAATTATGTATATTATAATGGTCTATATATAGAAAATGTTTCTAATACTAACAATATATTTTATCCAAATTTTATTTCAAAATATCTATCAACAAGTCTATCTATTTTAGATATGTTATTTTATATAAAATAAGTGGTAGTATTAAAAATATAAACTAATAATATTTTTATTATCTAAATTTATAAAATATAATCTAACTATAATGACAAGTATTAATATACCAACATTTAATATACCAAATGTAAATGATATAACAGTTGATATATGTAATCAATCTTCACAATTAATAAATAATAATATTATACCAACTTTAAACTCTTCAGTAAAAAAAAATATTAATAAATTAAATATATCAAGTATGGATATAAATGCAGGTATTTTAAATTCAACTAGAGTATTTGATGATGTAGTACAAATAAGTGTTGAAGGAATAAATACTAGTATAGATGCTATAAATAATTCAACAAAAAAAATAAATAAAGTTTTATCATTTTTACAAACTTTGATAAAAACAAATACATTTTTTGATACATTAAAAACAATAATATCTTTAAGTATTTTATCAAATATACCCCCTGATAAAATAAGTGAGGTAACAAATTATACTAATTATGTAATTTATTTTATATTTTTTAGCATATTTGTTAGTCCAATATTAAGTATAATATTTTTATTTTTATAAAACAATATAATGGATATAAAATCTGTAATAAAAATTTTTTTTTTTATTTTAATAATAGGATTCCTCTTTTATTCTTTTATAGTAAAAATACCAATATTATGTTTAACATGTGAAGAACCTGGTATATTTACAAGATGTATTAGTGGTACTGGAATTGGAACTAATACATGTGATGCTTATAATTTACAAAAAGAAATTATGTATGATGTTAATTCTTCTTATATTAAAGTTAATGATCAATTTGGGAAACTAAATGGTACATTTGACGAAGCTTATGAAACAATTATTAAAGCAAAAAAAACATTAACTGATGCTTTAGAAAAAATTTCATCTTTAGAGATTCCTAATATATCTTCAATAAATATTCCAATTATAACTGATATAGCATGTTCAATTAATTTTGATCAAATACCTAGTGTAGATATTTGTAAAACAGGAGTTACGCCTACAGTAAATGAAGGTGGAATTGCACCTTTAAATAAATCATTATATGATTTACAAACACAAATTAATAGTTTTGTAGGACAACTTAATAATACTGTAGTACCAATGAATAAATCAATTAATGATGTAAATAGTTTAGTTAATGGAATAGTAGAAGATATTAATAAAGCAATAACTAGTGTGAATGATATAACAAAATCTAATATTCCTAGTGTTAATAAATTAACTATACCAACTTTAAATTCTAATATTAATAATGCTACACTTCCACAATTATATCCTATTAATATATCATGTGACATTAGTATTCCTAACTTAATAAAAGAAAAAATAGGAAGTGTTACTATAGACATATGTAGTTTATTAATTAATCAAATTAATAAAAATTTAATACCTCAATTAAATAATTCATTTAAAATAATTGGAAATTCTATAAATACATCTATTGTAAATATTAATAATGGTATAAAATTAGCTATAGAAACAATTCAAAATAGTATTTCTTCTGCAATAATTATGCTTCAAAATCAATTAGATGCATTAAATATTTTTGCTAAATTATCAGAAAAAGTTGTTGAACTTTTTTCAAAAATAGAAAATTTAAGTGCTATGGGAATAATCAAAACATATATTTTACCAAATATTAAAAAATATTTTCCTTTTACAAACTTTTCTAATACACTTACATTTTTATTCTTTTTATTTTTAATTCCATTTATTATTCCTTTATTCTTGATTATAAATTCATTAATAAATTTAATACCAGATATAAATATAGGTGGTAGTATTAATGATTAAAAATTATAATTTATAAAAAGTATCACAAATTATATAAAATAATATTAAACCATTAAATTCAATGACTACATGAAATGGAAAATCAGGATATTTTTCTAAATTTTTTTTACAATTTTTTTTTTCATTTATAAATAATAAAATTATTAAAATTATCATAAATATAATATAATAAATTTTATTTTTAATTTCTTCTGAAAAGTAACTATAATAGTAACATAGTAATGATATATATATTAATGACATGCTAATTAAATAATAAATAAACGAATAATTATAAACTAAATATAAATCAAGGAATACTAAAAATAATAACCATAATAAAAAACAATCATTTGGAAAATGATTAGTACTTTTATAAAACAAAAATAAAAAAGCAAAATTCATAAAATATGCTAACAAGTGTGTAATATTAATTTGAATTGATCCAGATACATGTTTATAATGTGAATATGCATGAAATAACTCAAATATTAATATTGTAATTAATAATATTTTAGATTGAACACTTTTTGCTTTTTGTAAAAAAGTAGCTATCATAGTACATATTAAAAGATTTAAAAAAACAGAATATGGTTGTGCAATACCATTTTTATTAGGTTTTTCACATGTATCAAAAGGAAAAGTGTAATTCTTATTTTCCATTATATTACTATATAAAAAAAATGAAAAAAACTAATATTACTTAATGATATTAAAATTTTATGAATATTGATGTATGTAGTTATACAGATTTAACCCCTGATAAATTATTTATTAAAGCTATATCTGATGATAATGATAAATTTATAAAATATTTGTCAATTAAAAAAAATAAAAAAGAGTTACTTTTTGTATTAACACCTTGGGTAAAAAAAGTAAATAATTTTAGTGGTATAGTAACAAATAATTTTGAAGGAAACGTTTTAGAATATCCTAATGAATTTAGAATTGATATAAATGAAGATGATGATTCAAATTTAGATTTTATAAATAGATTAAAAGATTTAGATACATATTTTATGTCTGATGAATTTAAAAACAAATATTTACCAAAAAATTATAATGGTAAATATTGGTCATCATATAATGAAAATAATAAATGGATTAAGGCTAAATTACAATATAAAAAAGAAGACAATACGAAAAAAATATCAATAAATATTTATAATACATTTTCATATCCAAATAAACCAAATACATTTTATAAAAAAAAGATTGATAATATTAATACTGCTAATGATATTAAAAATTTAATAAGAAAAAATTGTAATTTTCGACTTGTATTATTACCAACATCTATTTGGTATAATAATAGTGGTTATGGAATTAAATTAAAAATTTATGAAATACATATAGGAACTAATAAAAACGATTTTAATTATTCTGAAAACAATTAGATTTTTATTTATTTTAGGATATATTTTTTATTATCATTTAAAATACCCACTATTGATTATTAATCCAATCAGAAACTATTTTGTAATCACTAGAATGTTTAGTTTCACATAGTTCAATTTCATAATTATATGAAGAAATAGTACCCATTCCAAATCCAGAAATATTCCAGTTTGACCCATCAAAATTGTTACTCGCAACATTAATATAATATTTATTTGGCTTTATAACTATTGAACGTATGTAATTTATATTTATTATTAGATTTGTTAATTTTATAAATTTAGACATAATAAAATAGTTATCCATCTATTTTTTAAGTTATTTTATAAACTGTATTGAACATTTTTTAATGAGAAAAAAGTGTAAAATATATTTTTTTAGAATTTTTGTAATAATATCCATATATATACATTTACAAAAAATTGAATTAAAATAATTTTAACTAAATGAAGACATTTTAATGAGTATATTAAGATTATCATTGATTTTAAAATTAATTGGAATAATTTATTGTTATAAAAAGTATTTAACCACTTATAGTTGGACACAGTTAAGAAAAAAATTAAGTGATAAAAATATTAGTTTTGAAGAAAAAAGTAAAATTAAAATACATATTTTTAATGATTATAAATTTAGATCTTATTTAAAAGCCAAAAAATTAAAAATTTTAAATAATGATTTAACAAATTTTATACCTAGAAAAGAACTTGGAAAATATGCATTAGATGGATTATATGAAGCTATAAATACATTTAATCCAAAAAATAAAATTAATTTTGCTAAACATTCAGATTTTTATATCAATAAAAATTTGATTATTGGATTAACTAATTTATCACCATATAAAAATGAAAATCAATTTAATTATAACAAATGGTATGATACTTATTGGAATTGTATAAATAATGACTTATCACCATTTAATAAAGAATTAATTCAATTAAAATATAATTATAATTTTGACGAAATCAGAAAAACAGATGTTCTTGCAAAAAAATTTAATACAACAAGTGAAAATATAACTGATATTATAAGTTCTTCTTTACAGTATGTTCAAAAACAAATAAAATCACAAAATGATTTTGGTTATATTTGTTTTTCAAATAAACTAAATCTTTAATAAATATTTATAACACTCAAATGTAGCTAATACATCATTTAAAGCATTATGTGCTCCAATAATTGGTTTATTAAATAATTCATTATATAATATTTCTAATTTTTTATTTGATAATGTATATGTATCTTTTATTTCATAATTCTTAAAAATATTATAATTTATTTTCCCATTTGAAATTATTTTTATTTCAAACTTTCTTAAATTATTAATAATTATTCTTAAATCAAAAGCAATATTATGACCAACAATATAGTCAATATTTTTTAAATCAGTAATAAATTCTTTAAAAACATCATTAAATTCTGTTCCTTCTTTACGAAGTTTTTCTACAGTTATACCATGAATTAAAATAGTTTCTTTTGATGGTATTCGGTCTTTTATAAATTTATTTACTGTTTTTATTATTTTAAAATTTTCATCAATAATTATATATGCTAATTGAATAACATCACCATTTAGATCTGATGTTTCAGTATCCAAAACCATAAAATTATTTGTTTTATTTTCTTTTGTATTTAAAACAAATTGTACATCTGATTGTTTTACTTGAATTATATTATTATTATTTAAAATATTTTGATTTATGGAAGGATAATTTCTATTACTTTGCTGATCATTTTTAATTTTTATTTCAAGATATTCAATTAGTTCATTTTTTTTATTTATTGTTTTATAATTTTCTGGTATTATAAATAAATATTCATGACCGTTCATTATATTTATTATACATAGTTTATTTATTGAATTATTATTTAATAAAAAATAATATGTTAATAATTGCACAAGCCATTCTAGTTTAAAGTCACTTTCTGAACATTTAAAATCAATAATTGTATCATCATCAACCATATCAATTTCACCACATATAAAACATTTTTCTTTTTTGTTATTTTTAAATTCATGTCTAACTAATACTTTACAACTAATATTTTTATGTTTTGAATATAATTTTATATAATCATCCATTCTATTAATTAGTGAATTATCATTAATCGTATTTAAAATATTAGTTTCAATTAAGTTAAAAATATCTCTATAAACTAATCTTCTTCTTTCTAATCTAAAATTTCGACATAATGATATCCAGTATATATCTTTATTATTATAATCATTTGTTTTAATTTTTCTATATGAATTAATAATTTTATCAATGATAATATCTGGATAAATGTAAGGTTTTTCTAAATTAAAATTATTTATATCTTTTGTTAATAAATCTATAATCATTTTATCTTTTGAATGTATATTATCTCTAATTATTTGTTCAGTATCAATATCAATAAAATCTATATTAAAGTTTTTTATAATATTTCTGGTAATATATCTATCACAAAATTCGCCTAGATCTGGCTCAAATGCATTTTTTTTTATATCTTCTGTAAATGTTAATTTATTTTCATAAGCTATATTAATTTCTGGAAATATATTTGGTATTAAATTTTTATTTCTTAATTTTTCAAGATCATTTTCATTTAATAAACTAATTAATTCATTAACACCATAAATTTTTTTTGTATATGTTTCAGTATCATTTCCACCTAAAAAATCTTCTAATTTTTTATTTGTATTATTTTTTATTTCAATATGATTAATACATTCTTTTAAAAAAATAGAGAGAGGAAATTCTGAAGGTTGAGAAATAAAATGTAAATGTTTTTTACACCGTGTTATTGCAACATAAAATAATCTTCTTTCTTCTTCAATATTTTTAATATTATTATTTAAATGTTCAGGAAAATGTTGATGACTTAATCCAATAATAAAAACAATTGACCATTCTAAACCTTTTGATTTATGTATTGTGGTTAAAACAACTTTACCAGGTTCTATTAATTTTTTTGTATCATCAGAATTTTTATCAGTAATTAATGCTATATGAGGTATATCATGTTTTGTTAATTCCGTTTCCATCATTTTTAATGGATAACAATTTCTAGACAAAATACAAATATCTTGATAATTATAATTTGAAATGTAATCTTTTATTTTATTTATTATAAAACAATAAGAATTATATTCTGTCTGATTAATAATTAATTCTGGTTTAATATTATTAATATTTTTATCAATATGTACCATAATTTTATCTACTTTATTAATATTATATGATATAGATGTATTTGCTAAATTAACAATATTTTTAGAACTTCTATAATTATTTTTTAAAAAATATGTTTTAACATTTGGGATTATTCTATCAAAGTTAATCATATAATAATTATTTGTTCCTCTAAATTGATATATGTTTTGATAATCATCACCAATCACAGTTAAAAAACAACCATTATCAACAAAGATTTTAAGTATATTAAATTGTATATCATTAACATCTTGAAATTCATCAAAAAATATATATTTAAATTGACTACTAATCTCTTTTCCATACTCTTGCATTATTTTTAGTCCCATTGAACAATATTCTGATAATGAAAAGATATTATTATTAATATTATATTTATTAAATAATCTACAACAAAATGCATCTATAGTATATATTTTAATATAAACATCAAAACCAAATATTTGTTTAATTCTATTTCTAATATTTTGTGCAGAATCTCTATTAAATGTTAAAACTAAGATACGATCTGGTGTGATAAAATTATCTAATAAATATTTAATTCTATATAATATTGTAGTTGTTTTTCCTGAGCCAGCACCTGCAATTATACGTTTGTTTTCATAATTATTTGATTCAACTATATTTATCTGTTCTGTATCTAAAACTATTTCATTCTCTTTAACTAAATAATTTTTTAAACCTTCTATAATATTACTTAATTCTCCTTTTTTTAATTTAGACAATGTATTTTCAACATCAATATAATTTGAAATACATTTAATGTTATCATACATAAAATCTTTATTACCTATATTTAAATTCAATGACGCTATTAAGTTATTCAAACTCATAATATATATTCAATTAAATCTTTAATTAAAGATATTTTTTTAAATTTTTTTTAAAAAAAATATCATATAATATAATGACTGTAATAGATGGAATTGAAATTGAATCTTTATATTACAAAATGAATGATATAAAATTCTCAATTAAAAATAATGAACCAATTGAAGAAAAATTAAATGTAATAATTACTATATCTAATCCTTGTCTTTATAAAAAACGTTATATTCTGATAAATGAATTTGTAAAAAGAATAGAAGAAGAAGAAGATAATGTTGAACTTTATATTGTTGAAATGATATATGAAGGTCAAAAATTTATAGTAACAGATAAAAGCAACCCAAATCATTTACAACTCAAGTCACAAACACCCATATGGCATAAGGAAAATATGATAAATTTGGGTGTTAAATACTTACTTCCGTCAAACTATAAGGCATTTGCTTGGATTGATAGTGATATTGAATTTGAAAATAATAATTGGGCTATAGAAACACTTAAAATATTAAATGGTTCTAAAGATATTGTTCAACTTTTTAGTCATTGTGTTGATATGGATAAGGATAATACAACTTTAAATTTATTTCAGAGTTTTGGATATAATTATAATAAAAATAAACCATATTCAACAAAAAAATTAGACTATTGGCATCCAGGATTTGCTTGGGCTATGACACGTAAAAGCTATGAAAAAATAGGAGGATTATTTCAAATGGGTATATTAGGTTCTGGTGATAACGTAATGGCTCTATCTCTTATTGGTAAAGTTAAAAGAATCATTAATGAAAAATATAGTGATGGATATAAAAATGCTATTTTAGATTTTCAAAAGAATGCAAAAAGTTTACGGCTTGGATATGTACCTGGAGTAATTAGACATCATTTTCATGGTAAAAAAGGAAATCGTAAATATGTAGAAAGAAATGAAATATTGATTAAACATAATTATTCTACTACACTTCATTTAACTACAGATGAAAAAGGAATATTAGTACCTACAGACCAATTTACAGAAGAATTTAAAGAAGACATTATGAATTATTTTAGAGAGAGAAAAGAAGATGAATAAATAAAATTATTTAATAAATACACCCATAGTACCAGGTCTACGACAATGAGGACACTTACAATATTCTTTTTTTCCTCTATCCTTTTTCTCACAATAATCATGTAATGTAATATTACATCTAATACACATACACAAATTTTGATTTTCAATAGTTTCCCAGCATATTAAACATTCAGGTTTAATTATATTTTGATTACTTATTATATTTCCCATTAATTTAATTAATTATCATAAATAAATTTATAATCAATTTTTATTTAGTAAAATAGGTATTTAAGGATGTAACGGTAAAAAGTGTAATGAAAACTATTTTTATTTTAAGTTTAGAAAATAATAAAATTTTTATAGATAAATCAAGTGATCCACATAAAAAAATTTCCAAACACTTTTTAGGTAAAGGAGCAGAATGGACAATACGATATAAACCAGAAACAATTATAACTATTTTTGATGAGAATGATAAAATTGATAAAATTGTTAGAGATTATATGTATAAATATGGTATTGATAATGTAAGAGGAGGTAGTTATCAAGATTTTATTTTAGATAAAGATAAAGTTAAAAAAGATATATTCACTGAAAATAATTCTTGTCTTCGTTGTGGTTATAAAAACCATAATGAAAATGATTGTTATGCTAGTAAAGATATTTTTGATGAAATATTAGAAGATAAACAATGTTATAGATGTGGTAGATATGGACATATATTTTATGATTGTTATGCTAAAAAAAATATTGATGGTGATTACATTGATTCAGATGGATATTATACATCTGATAGTGAAAAATAAATTTGAACGAACAAATAATCTAAGTAAATTTTATTATAAAAATCTAAATTTATAATAATGTGTATTCTTTATTATATTGATAATGAATATGTAATTGCAAAACATGATCCATATATATACCATATTCCATATTGTAGTGATTATTTTTGTCATAATACAACACTAGAATCATACAATTTAATTATAAAGAATGCTAAACAAATTGATAATTGGTTATCAACTATAGATTTCTATAGATGTATTGCTATAAATGATATTGATTTGGAATACTTTTCAAAAAATGCATATATGTTAAAAAAAAATTTAAAAATTATTTGACTTTAAAATAATAATTAATATATTCATTTTTATCATATATTTGTCTAAGTTCATGAGTTAAAGAATAATCAATCATACTCATATCAATAGTTTTACCTCTTTTGTTGATTAATTCAATATCAAATTTATTTATAGTAACAAGTTGTTTGAAATTATATGATTTTGTTATAAAGTTTGCACCATTTTCAATAATATAGTTTGTATCATGCAATAGTAATTTAGCTAATATTCTAGACGATCTAATATCATTATAAATCACACCATAATCATTAATTCTTAAGAATAAATAATTATCTTTAGAAATATACATAATTATTTCACCAGACCAATAATATATAATCTTATTTGCTTCTAATTTTGTTTATTGATTATTAGCCAAGTAAGTTTGATTATCTAGTCTGAAACCTAGCCTATTTCCATGTGTTCTATGTTTGTGAGTGATATGATTATCAAAAAATAATGTAAAAGCAGTTTTATTTGTAAATGTCAACTTATAATTTATCATATCAAATTATATATTAAATGTTGTTCCATAATTTTGATTAAGAATATCTAATTTAGATTGTATTTCTGTAATAATCATATTAGAGTCATAATTACCTTCTTGAATAAGTATATCTTGTTTTTGATTACCAAATAATTTTTCAGTAAATGTATAATAAACTACTGGTAATTCAATACTTGATAATCTTATATATGTAATATTTTTTAAACTATTATTTAATTTATATGTAAATAATCCAGCGTTTGGATAACTTATAACATCTCTATAGGATGTATCAATATTAATTATAATATTTTCCATAATTATTTAGCAAAATTAAATTTTTATTATATTATACCAATCATTTATATAATACATATATTACCTTTTCATATTTTAGTTGAATCAAAAAAAATATATAAAAATAATTATCATGAAAAATAAGATGATTTTTATAATAGTTCATTTATAGGATATATAATTAAATTTCAAAAATTACTTGAAAAAAAATGTTTTGCTAGTCCATTAAGTGCACAAGGTATGTTAATATTTGGTGCATTAAGTTCTGATTATTTTATTTTATATAATATAAATGTACCATTATTTAAACTATAAAGATCATTATCGTTTATAATAATAAAATAATATTTTATTATTATAATGAGTATTATTTTAGGAACAATGAATATTGAATATCCATATTCTTCACAAAATGATAATTCAGTTGACACTTATAAAAAAATTATTGAAAAATATATATCATCAACTCAAAATCCAATCTTAGATACAGCATATTATTATGGAAACACAAAAACTGAAAAAATATTAGGTAATATTCTCGAAAATTTCGATAAAAAACCAAAAATATCAACCAAAGCAAATCCATGGTATAATAATGATTTTACAAATGGAATTTATGGTCAATTATCAAAATCAAATTTAGAATTCCAATTAAAAAGTTCTCTTTTAAATTTAAAGTTAGATAAAGTTGATACATTTTATTTACATTGTTATGATTATGAAACACCTTTAATAGAAACAATAGAAAAATGTGATGAATTATGGAGAAAAGAGAAATTTGATAATTTTGGAATATCAAATTTCTCAAAAGATCAATTAGAAGAAATGTTATTACTATGTGAAAATAATAAATTAAATTGTCCAGTATATTATCAAGGAATGTATAATTTAATATCTCGTAAAGTTGAAGATTTATTTCCTTTATTAGATAAATTTAATATTGATTTTTGGGCATATAATCCCTTAGCAGGTGGATTATTAACAGGAAAATATAAAAATAAAAATATTGATAGCAAATCAAGATTTCAAGATAATAAAATATATCAAAATATTTTTTGGAAAGACAAAATATTAGACAATTGTGAACATTTTTTTAATAATGATAATTGTATTGAATATTCATTTCAATGGTTAAAAAAATATTCCAAATTAAGAAATAATGATAAAATTATATTTGGTGTTTCAAAAATTGAACAATTAACAACTAATTTAGATTTAATTAATAAAGAAACTAATTATAATGAAAATATTATAAAATATTTGAATAATATTTATCATAATATTGAAGATGTTTCACCAAATTATTATTATTAAATTGGCGCATCTTCATCATAATTTAAAAACCACCAAGTATCGTATAAATGAAATATTGATAAAAATACTAATATTATATTAAAAAAAATATGATAATTTTGTAAGTTTTTAGCTAGATATAATAAAAAAACAGTGGCAAAAAAATGGTACGATGTTTTGATAACTTTATTTATAATATTTGGCATATATATTATATTATAAATTTATTTATAAATTATATGATTTTTTATTTTTTCATACATAAATGAAACTATATTTTTCTTTTCTTGACAAACATCACAAAAAACCATTGATAACAGTATTCTTTTTTCTCCATCATTTATTGCAGTAGATTTATGCATAATCTCCGATCCTTTAAAAATAACTAATGTATTTGGTTTCATTTTAAATTTATAATTTTTATTATTATTTTTATAATAAAATTCATTTTCAGATAAGTCAGTTTTATTTTTATTTTCATTAATTAATGTTAATAAAACTACATAACGATCTCCATAATATGACGAATGATCGTAATGCCAATCTATATAATCACCTTTATTTGTATATAATAATAATGAACATGCATTTGGATCATTTAATGGTATTCTTTGAATAGGTTTTTTTAATATATCTGACATAATATCTAATAGTTCATTAGAATAATATAATTCAAGAAGTCCCTTATATTCTTTAGTTGTATGTAAATCAAAAAAATTAAATCCAGAACCTTTTCTTAAAATAACATTTTTTGATTTATAATTTTTATTTTCAAATTGATTTTTTAGAAATATAAAATAATCTTTATTTAAAAAATTTTCAATAATATTTATACCATTTTCATTTTTTACAGTTATTTTTTTATTCATAAAATGTGGATATTTTTGATGTAATAATTTAGTATTAGAATAAATATTATTTAAATATAATTGTACATATACATTTTTAATATCAAAAATATAAAATATTAATAATAATATTAAAATAATTGTTATTAGAATAATATAATATATATTTTTTTTGATTATATTTTGCATATTATATAGATTTATAAAATAATTTTGTATATAATTAAATAATAAATGGTAACACCTGTTTAATAACTTCTTTAGAAACAGGTTCTTTCATATCATTTGCAATACATTGTCCCATTCTAATATAACATATCTGGAGTAATTTTAATTGGATCATTATATAGTTTATCTTCATCATCTAACAATTGTTTCAAATAATTAATAATATTTTCATCTAATGCTCTTCATTATGATATATTCAAATTATTAAAGGTTAAGCAAAAATAATAAATAAAAAAATATAAATTAATATAATAAAAATAAATTATGGCAACAAATATAAAAATGAATTATTAATTATATTCAAAATTAATGTTTAAAAGAAAAATTTAATTTAAGATTATATTTGAATAAATAGTTTATTTTGTTAAATTACAACTATATTTTGTTAAATTACAACTAGGTATTATTAATTTTATCATTACATTTAACAAAATAAAAAAATAAAAACAATATTTATTTATGAAATTTTACTAAAATAAAAATTGAAAATAAAGTATAAAAATGTTTAATATGAAAAAAATATTAATCAAATTATATTTTTATATATAAGTTATTTTATGAAAGAATTAATATTTGAATATTTATGTACAATACATGTTTTAATTTGGATTTTTATTTTGCTTGCATTTTTAGATTCTAATTTAGCTAAATTAAATTTTTTCTTTATTGTACCAGGAATATATTTGTTACATATACTTCCATTTCATATTTTTGTTGAAATAAAAAAACAAATATTTAAAAATGATTATCGCGAAAAAGAAGATATTTTTTTTAATTCATCTTTTTTGTATTATCTTATTAATCTTCAAAGATTATTAGATAAAAAATGTTTTTTAAATCCATTAAGTCCACAAGGTATGTTAGTTTTTGGTTCTCTAACTTCTGGTTATTCAATATTATATCATAATAAAATTGATTTATTCAAATTATAAATAAAACAAATTTACAACATAATAGTTATTTTTAACACTTAATATAATATTAAAATTTGATTTTAATAAAGGGTCATATGTAGAATTAATTTCTGGATTAATTTCTGGATTAATTTCTTTAATTTGATTATTATAATTTTCGTTAGGTATCCATGAAGTTATAAAAATATCAATATCTTCAAATAAACAAACCCTATTTAATTTGTAAGAATTTCTAACTTGTTTTGATATATTATTTTTATTATTTATTTTAATACTATGGAATGTAAGTGGATTTCCTAAATATAAATCATTATTTTTGTCAGATTTTGAAAGTAAAATGTTACAATTATTTTTTTTATATTTCTTAAAATATTTATTTGTTATTATTGATATAATTATATCTATTTTTGATAAATAATCTTTTTCTTGTTTTTGAATATTTATTAAATAATCTTTATTAATAGTAAATTGTTCATGTTTATACATGTTTTTATTGTTTATTTTTAAAAAATTTGTATAAAATATATTTAAAATTAATAAATCATTAGAATAGAAAGTTTTATGTTCATATATATTTTTTTTTGTGATATCATTTTTTAAATAATTATTAATAATTTTAAATACAGAACCCATAATTAAATATCTATGATCAAAACTAATCAACCACTTATTATTATTTACATTAATATTCAATATTTTGTCATTTTTATATTTAACAATAAAGTTTTTATTTTTTTTATTTATGATAAAATTATAACTTTTTAGCACATTAATTAATTTTTCTTCATTAAAATTATTATCTACTATACATTCAAAATTAATATTCATTTTTAATGGTAAATTTCTAATTCCTATTGTCATTTCATTAATATAAAATAAATATAAAATAAATATAAAAATGATAAGTAAAATCATATATTAAAATAGAAAATAATAAATTAAATTATAAATGATAATACTTGTTTAATAACTTCTTTAGAAACAGGTTCTTTCATATCATTTGCAATACATTGACCCATTCTAATACAGGTATTAATTTGTCTACCGTTCATAACTATATAAGATAGTTCTTGAATATCTTTAATTGGTAATTCTACTTTAGAAGCTTCTATTAAATTAGTAAGTTTTAGTGATTATGTCAAAGAACATTAAATTGATTTTATTGACAAAATAAAAGTTGATATAGAAGGTTATGAATTAGAATTTTTAGAAGGAATAAATAAAGAAGATTTTGCAAAAATAGGTGCTTTTGTTAATGAAGTTGAAAATTATAGAAGTAATCATACTAAAAATATGTTAGATATTTTACAATTAAATAATTTTTCATATAAATTATCAGAAGATAAAAACAATAATTGGTTAATGATCTATGCAAAAAATAATTTATATAAAAAATAATTTATATAAATAAATATATAAATGAAAATAAATTATAAAGAACTTATTTTAGAAAATCCTCATATCTTGAATTTTCAAGATACCGAATCAAATATTCAAATACCTAAATGGTTCATACCTCAAAAAAAAAGATTATGGTCTGGTGATGCGGATGCACCTAGGTATCATTTTAAAAAACCAATTGAATTAGGTTATAATGTATATTACTGTTATCCAGATTCGATGAGTAAAGGATATGAAGAATTATTTTATAATTTGATATATTTAAAGAAAACTTATGGTGAAGGATCACATTTAATATGTCTAATTGATATAAAAAATAAAGACCAAATTGATAGGTTCTCAACAGTTTTTACAAATTATTTTGATGAATTTAAACGTACCGGACATAATTGGTCACTAGAATTTGACACTATTAATAAAATATTAAAATTAAATGGTAAATATTATTTTGATCAAAATTTTACTATTACTTATACTACAATAGATCTTATTAATCGTAGATTAAATAATATTGATAATCAAACAGATCAACTCCAATTTAAATTAATTATAGAATCAAAATCTATTTCTAAAAATATAGATGAAGTGTTAACTGAAAATGTTAAAATATATGAAGATTGGATTGCGTCAATTAAATCTAAATTAAATGTATTAGTGAATAACAATGTATTATCTAAGTTTTTTATTAATGCTGAAGAATCAAAATTAAAATCAAGTATAGAAAACTTTAATACTTTATCTGATTTTATAGAATCAAAATATAGAAATAAATTTCAATTATTTGAAATTTTGTATAATATATATATATTTTTACGACAAAATTTTTATGTTCCATTACCTAAAACTTTATTTGGATTGGTTGATATAGTAAATGATGAAGTTATTTTTTATTATCAAAAAAGAGATAATATTAAATTAGAATTATTTTATAGACAAAAGTACTTAAAATATAAAAAAAAATATTTATCTTTAAAATATTATTGATAATTTAGAATAGAACTAACATCTAAAGTAAAATAATAAAAGAATTTTGTTATGAATTATTTCTTAAAGTCATTATAAAAATTAATAATTTATTATAATATATTTTTATTTAATAAATTATGATATTTTCTTATAATGATATTGTTAAAAAAATAGCTAAAAATAAAAAAATAAATTATAAAGAATTGTATTTTTATGGTTTATCAAAACTTAAACCAAAAATTATAGAATTTGCAGATACAATTAATGATACATTTATTGACATAATATTAAATCATGAAGATATTTATATTTTATTATATTGTAATGATATTAAATTTAAAATTTCAAATTGTTGTGGTTTTATATTATATACAAAAACAAATGATAAAATATATTTACTTTTGTTATGTATTAGTAAAAAATACAGAAAATTTGGTTATGGAAAAATATTTTTGGAAGAATAAAAAAACACATTCGAAAAATAAAAAGATTATATTGCATCCAATTGAAAAAAGTATTGAATTTTATAAAACATTTGGTTTTGTTCAAACTAATTGTAAACCAAATAAATTTAGAAAATTATTCAAATATGAAAAATATGATAAAAATACTTGTTTATTTGAATTAAATATATCATAAAACAATTATTTATATCATAAAACAATTATTTATATCATAAAACAATTATTATCATTTTATTTACCTAAATTTATTATAAAAAATGAATTTTGAATATTATATGTTAAATTTTATATTACTATGTCTCATATTTCTGATTATATAATAAAATTTGATTTGATTTTATCAAGACATTACAAAACATCATTCTCATTTGAGGAAATAATTTTGATATTGATAAAAGTTACAAAAGATGTTAAAATTCAAAAAGAATGTTTAGATTTTTTTGTAAAAAATAATATTTTACAAAAAAATGAAAGCAATTATTATTATTTATTAGAAAAAATTTATCCATATCAAAACTATAAAAATTATTTAAAACTTAAATCAATGATAGATATTGATCTAAATTCTAAATTGGATTTTTCAAAGTTTAATATATAAGTAATTGAGTATTTAACATCATATTTATAATATTCGTTCATATCATTTTTCTAATTATAGTTTATAAGATTTCTATACATATAACAAGGTGTCTATCCATACTTATTACAGGTCTCTATCCATACTTATTACAAGGTCTCTATCCATACTTATTACAAGGTCTATCCATATATTAAATCATCCTCGTTGAGTTATATTTGTTTGTATTAAGTATTTATAATTAATTTATTTAAAAATTTTATTTAAAGTCATTTGAAAAATCTTTTGCATCCCATGAAAAATCAAAATATTGGAGTAGTAAAAACACTGAAAATCCACGAAATGTTTTTAAATCAACTCGTGTAAAATTTTGGTTTGATTGTCCAGATTGTAATCACTACTTTGATAGTAGTTTATATCATGTAGTAGGTGGATGTTGGTGTCCATTTTGTAATGGTAATAAATTGTGCAATGAAACTGATTGTATAACCTGTTTTGAAAATTCGTTTGCTTCCCATGAAAAAAGTAAATATTGTAGTACTAAAAATATTAAAAATCCTAGAATGTATTTAAGAATTCTAATAAAAAATATTGGTTTAATTGTCTTAAATGTAAAAATTCATTTGATAGTTCATTATCACATATTGTAAATGGAAGATGGTGTCCATTTTGTAAAAATAAAACAGAATCAAAATTATACGAAAAAATACTGACAACCCATTCATCTTTAATTAGACAATTCAAACAAGAATGGTGTAAAAATATACAATATTTACCATTTGATTTTTGTATTCCCGAATATAAAATAATAATTGAACTAGACGGTCGGCAACATTTTCAACAAGTGTCAAACTGGTCTTCACCAGAAGAACAACAAGAAAATGATAAATATAAAGAAGAATGTGCAAATAAAAATGGATATTCAGTAATTCGTTTATTACAAGAAGATGTATTTAATGATTCTTACGACTGGATAAAAGAATTATGTGATGCTATTGAAGAAATCAAATCTAGCAAAGAAATTATAAATCGTCGTTTGTGTAAAAATAATGAATATGATGATTTTTAGCTTGTTTCTTATTATTTCTATTAGAATTATCAGTGAAAATAATGAATCTTTACTAAATTAATTAATGGACATAACCCTCTGTAATTAGATTTTCATCATCTGGATTCATTTTATATATTAATTTATAAAAATCTTCTTTTTCATTACATTCAACAAATTCATAATCATCATATAAAGAGCCAATAATATTTTGTAATGGTTCAATTGAATTAACAATCCAATAAGATGGATATGAATATGTTACAGGTTCTGTATCATGTTTAATACATCTAAAACATATCATGAAATATTTTCTCAAATCATCAAAATTTCTAATAAAACCTCCGACTAAATTTTTTGCAGAAAAAGATGGTGCACCATCTTTATCAGATGAATATTTATAATTTACTTTGTATAACTTAAATTCATGTGCTTTAACAAGTTCATTAAATTGAGTATAATCATTATTTTCACAACCAAAAAATGCTCTTTTAATATCTTCCATATTTGTAATACATTCAAACTTTTTTACTGGATCTTGTAATTCTTCTTCCTCATCTTCATCTTTCTCCTTTTTGGGTTGTTGGATAATAACAGGTTTTTCAACTTTAGGTTGCGGTGGAGGTTTATTTTGTTTAGAAAGTTCTTTTAGTCTATTATTTTCTATTGTTAATGATTCTAATTTTTGTTCTAATGACATAACTTCTGTTAGTTGAACTAATTCACACAGATCAACTATATTTTTAGATTTAAGTGAATTATAAATAGACTCATTTTGTTTCATTAAAAGATTAATTTTATTCTCCATATTTTATAATTTTTGAATTAAATAAATAAATTTATCAATTTTTTGTAAACTAATATTCTCAAACAATTTATATGACAAATATATTTAATTTTTTTAAATCAAATATTGAAGTAAACAATATAAATAATTTATTAAATTCAGATTATGTAATTTTTTTATCAGATAAATTTTTTAGTAAATATAATTATTATCTTATAAAGTACTTTAAAAAATATAATATTGTATACATAAATTATAAAGATAAAGATATTATAATCAAACAATTGCATGAACATAATGAGGATATAAAAAAAACACCAAAAAATAAATACATTAAGAAGCAAAAATTATTACATTTTTATGAAAATATAATTGAACCTAATACATTATATAAAAAAATAATATTTTCAATTGAAGAACTATTTTTATCATTTAAAATGTATGGACTAAAAAAGAAAGAATATAAACTTCGAACTTTTTGTCAAATTGCAGAAAAATTAGGTGCTTTAACAATAAGTATAAATGATGAAATAACAAAAAATAAATTTATGAATATCACATCAGAAATAAATGTCGCTAATCAAATATCATTAGGTGGTTCATCGACAAATAATTCAACATATAATGGAAATATAGAACTTAAATTTGACTATACCAACCAATTTTATAATTTAAATTTAAATAAGTTTGATTTATTAAAAATAATAGAAGATGAAGATGAACTATTTATAACTAAAGAAGACTTTGAATCTGATATTGATTTAAAATTTTTAATTAATGCTAGATGTATTAATTTAATAAAAAAATATAATACAAGAATAATAATAAATCAGGTTAATGAATTAGAAAGAAAAATAATTGCTAAAGCAAATAGATTTAATTTAGATATAGGTATTTGTGATAAAACTGAATTTTCAAATACAATTATTATTGATATTGACTTTATAAATATATATGAAAATCCAGAATGTATTGATGGATTAAATATATATAATATGAAAGAAGGATTTTTACAATTAACTAATATAATAAAGATACAAACAAACAATGATACAGATGATATTAAAAAATATTATAGTAAAATATTAAATTTTTTAGAATCACATTTAATTTCTATTGATGAAAAAAAAATAAATATTGAAAATCAATGTTCAAAAAATAAAACATTTGAAGCATATAAGTATATACTAAAAAAACAATTTAAAAAAGATGATCGTGAGACTTTAGTTGTTAATTTTTTTCAAAATAATTTAACATATCAACAATTTTTAAATTTTAGAGATAATATTATTATTGCACCTTTTTTCTTTTCATCAAATGCATGTTGTATAACATTTATTGATGATATAATTAATGATATTGGTGTATTAACATATAAATTATTTTTTATAAGTTACCAATATCATATAATATTAAATTCACAATGTAAAATAGAAGATAACGAATTTGATCATGATACAAATTCACAAATTATTTTAGATAATCCAGTATATAAAGATGTTCTTAATATTTTATTAGGACTTTTAATACCTATATTTAAAATAAAATTCCCATTAACATATAATGAAGAATATACAAATCAAAGAGATGAATTTATCAAACAAAATGATAACTTTTTAAAACAAAGAGAAGAGTTTAAAAAAAGAGAAGAAATTATAAAGAAAAAAGAGGAAGAATTAAAAATTAATGAATATAGTATAAAAAGAAGAGAATCAGAAAATAAAAAAAATACTGAAGAACTAAAAAAAGTTTTAGAAAATAATAATAATTTTTTTTATAATAATATTAATGATAAATTCAAATCATCTTATAATATTGCTGGTTTATTTAACAAAAATAATGATCATAATTTACCAAAATCATGTAATAAAAAATCAGGTGATAAAACATTTAATATAAGTGAAAAATTAGGTGAAAAAAGTGAAGAATTAGGTGAAAAAAGTGAAAAATTAGGTGAAATAAGTGAAAAATTAGGTGAAATAAGTAAAGAATCATATAATATAAGTGAAGAATCTAGTGAGAAAACTAATAATATGATGATATGTTACAAAGAAGCTTCTGAAGAATCATGTGATGATGAATTTGAATTATTAGATGATGAAAAAAAAAATACACATCAAGTTAAATCACAAAATTTATATATATTTAATTTAGATGATTATGATGAAAAAGATATTAGAAATGCTACAGAATTTATAAATAATTATTTATTTGGTATTGATTTGCGTAATAATTATATCAATTACAATATATTAATTACATGGAGTGAATTTAAAAAAATGGTTTTAGAATTTAAAAAACATGTTGATAATTTAAAAAAAGATGATGTAGTACCTAAAAATAATGAAAAAAAAAATAGTTATTCATTTTTTAATTTTATTTAATTCATAACTTATTTTCTTAAAATTTTTGCTAGTGGATAATTTTTTTTTATAAATTCAATATTTTGATTTGTAATATCATTATCACCTTTTAATTTTATGATCATTATATTTTTTGGTAATTTTGTAATTATTTGTTCAAAAGAAATACCAAGTTCAATAGTTATAATATAATCTGACAAATAATCAATATTTTGATTAAATTTACTTCCCAAATTAATGTATTGTAACATTTTGGGAGTTTTATTAATTGGTTGATTAAACATTATACCTAAAACAAGTAATTTAATTGTATCAGGTAAATTATCAATTGATTGATTAAAAGACCCTTCTATTATAAGTTGTTCTAATTCAGGTAGATTTTCAAAAGGTTGATTATAATGACCATTAATAATAAGTTTTTTTAATTTTCTTGGTAAATTTTTTATCGATCTGTTAAATTTACCTGTTATTTTAAGTGTTATAAGATTTTCAGGAAGAAAATCAATATCTTGATCAAAATCACCATTTAATTCTAAATGTTCTATATGGTTTGGTAAATCATTTAGAGGCTGATTAAATGATGATCCAAAAACAATTTTTTTATATTTTAACATATTTTCTGTAAAAACTGGTTTTTCATTAAAATCATCATCAAATCCAATATAATCACTATAAATATGATAAGATGGTTTTCCCAACTCATTTAATTTCTCAAGAAAACTTCCAAACATTTATATATAAAAGTTTATTATTAATGTTTTATATATATTTTATATAATTTACACCATTTAAGATTTAAAATGCCGATTTTTTAATATATAAATAATTATATATTAAATGTCTAAACACAAAAGCGAAGATTACAAAATAACAGCAGTTAAATATTATTTGGATAATGATACCAACTATACAAAAACTTGTGAAATATTTAAGTGTTTAGAAAGAAGTCTTAAAAGATACGAAGAGTTAGAAGAAATAAAAAGATTAAATAGAAAACCAATATCTTATAAAATAACAAAAGAACAAATTAAATATGCTATTAAAAAATTAAAAGAAAATGAACAGATTACAATGGAAGAATTATGTAAAATAGTTAAAAAGAAATATATTGATTTTGATATTACACCTCAACATTTAGGTCAAGTAATAGAGATAATAATATAACCAGAAAAAGAACAAGATATGAACGGCAAATAAAAATCTTCAATTTTTATTTTCCCTACTTTTTCCAAAAGAAAGATATGGAAAACTTACAGACATTAAAAAAGAATTAAAAGAATTTTATAAAGAAATTAGTAAATATTCACTTGACAAAATAATATCTCTCGATGAAACATCAATTAGTCCAGCTTTAATAATGAAGTATTCTAAATGTTCTTTGGGCAAAAGGTGTGTCGTAAAAACTGATGATAATTATGTTTTTAGAAAATTTACTTTATTATGTGCTATTTCTAATTCAAAATGTATTGAAGCAACTTTATATAAAGAAGGTGGTATGATATTTTATATTTTTTTATAAAACATATTTAGTTGATGAATTTAGAACTAGTTGTATGTGTTCAATTTGTAAAACTGAAATTGGAAGATGTGAAAAATTCCAAATAAGAAAAAATGCAAAACCATATAAAAGTGGTAATATCTTAGTCCATGGGCTTATAAAGTGTAAAACTTGTTTAGGTGTATGGAATAGAGATGTAAATGGTGCCACTAATATATATAGAATTGCAAAAAATGCAATTAATGGACTTGAACGACCTAAATATTTATGTAGAGAAAAGAAGGAAGATGTAAAGGTTGAAAAACCTAAAAAAGAAAAGGTTAAAAAGGTCATTCAAAAGAAAGCCAATAAATTAGTTGGGGTTGTCGCCTTAACAAAACCATAATTTACACGCTCTGCAACGGGCAAACCTTGAATATTTTTTTTATTGAGTAAAATCGGCATTTTAAATCTTCAAAGATCTAACAAATTACAAATAAAAGAAGAATTATTTAGAGAAACATTAATTTAATTGAGGAAACTAAAAAAAAATTGAAAAAATAAAAGTATATTAATTGCTAAAACTTAAGATTTTTATTATCATTAAAGCATTCCTATAACTAGACTCTCTAGTTATCTGATAGTGCTTTAGGTTTCTATATATATCTAGAAACCGTGCATAAACTGCACATGATATTGACATTGGTATAAATACCGATTTTACACTTATAATTAAAATATGAATTCCAAAGTATGTATTGGTTCTACTTCAACCGAAAATTTTGATAAACATAAAGACTTAAATAAAGACTCAGAAAATAAATTTCGTACTTGTGATAATCTTCGTACTTGTGATAAAACACCATATGAGCTAGTACAACAAATTGCTTGTCAGTTAGATAAATTAAAAAAAAAAATCTTAACAGAAGAAGATAAAAAGTCACTTGATGAACTAAAATCTATTTTAAAATGTAAATTAACAGAAAAAGTAATAAATGATATAATAAATTTTGCAAGAATAATTAAAGATTTAATAAAATTAATTAAACAAATAGATAAAAATAATAGTGATAAAAATAATCAACCAAAAAATAAACGTACAAGATATAACAATCAAGTAACAAAAATTAGAGAAAAAGAGTATCTTATAAAATTAATTGGTAAATACAATAATAATTTAAATAAATTTTTAAATTATATCAAAAAATCATATAATTCTAATACTCATACTTCTACGATATTAAAACTTAAAATGCTTCATAACTTACGTTTTCTTTGTAAACATGATTCTCTTAAATTTAAAGAGCACACGCCTATTATTATTGAACCAATAATCGAAAACAATATTGGTGTAGAGACAAAAAGAATTAATTACGATGGTCTGCCTATAAATGATTCTGCTCTTAAAATCAATTCTGCTCTTAAAATCAATTCTGCTCTTAAAATCAGAATTTATTACGATGGTCTGCTTATAAATGATTATGCTCTTAAAATCAATTCTGGTATTGAAGAAAATATTGAAAAACATAAAATTATTTTCACAATACCAGAAACAACTTTAAACACAAATAGATCAAATGGTGTTAAGTTTGGGTTTTATGATTTAGATGAGTTTATGAGTTTTTTAAAATGTGCTATTGAAGAAGCAACTCATGATCAACTTTTATATGATGAGTACTTTGACTTTTCTAATAATGTAAATGGTTCTCTGATACTTGAAGATTATGCTTTTTCAATCGAATTAAAAATTAGACATGGTTCTAAAGTAGGAAGAATTAACACAACATCAAGTAAAATTATGCATGGGTTAACAAAAAATAATCTTAAAAAATCACATATAACTTCTGATATATTATCTAAATTTAACTATCCAGAATTGGTTGAGTATAATGATTTGGTTACTAAAAAAATTTTTCAGTTAATTAATCAAAAACATAATGATCCTGAATTTCCTTTTTGCACTATTCAATGTTATAGAGAAACTTGTGGACATTATAACACTTATAGTAGAGAATTTAATAATAATAAACTTACTTGCTATAAGTGTCGTATAAGTGAATTTTGTAAATTATGTGAAAAGACATATCATGGAAATACGCCTTGTAATATAACAGTTGATGAACAAACTGAAATTTGGATCAATGATAATACGAAAGCTTGTCCAAATTCAAATTGTAAAAAAAGAATACAAAAAAATGAAGGTTGTAATCATATGACATGTAAACAATGTTCTACTCATTTTTGCTGGTTATGTAATCAAATATATACGCCTAATGATGTTAGTATTCATTATCGTGGAATGAATCCATATGATGGTTGTATTAATCAAATACAACTTAACAACCAAGGTAACCATATACAAGATCAGGTTAATAATATACAAGATCAGGTTAATGATATACTAAATCAGGGTAATAATATACAAGATCAGGGTAATGATATTCATCAAAATGATGAAGACGATGATGATGTTCCTATTTTAGATCCTAGAGATATGCTATTTTTATTATAGAAATAATGGCAGAATCTAGAAGAAACAGATGATAAAATAATGTTATTAGGGTCAATTTTTATTTATTTGTCTATTTGATTCATACTTTAATGTTTCAATTACATTCGTATCTTTTGAATTAATACCTGTATTAATTGGTGTTATTATTTTTTCAACAATGCGTAAAGTAAAACTATGATCAATATTTCTAAAATCTACTAATGTGCCATCTGGATAAGTAAAATATATATCTAATTCATTTAAATATGGTAGTGGAAAATCAAATTCTAATGGATAATTAATAAAACTATTAAAAATAATATCTCCTGGATTACCAGACATTTGTATTTTTGCAAAAGCAGTTTGTTGATTTGAACTATTAAGTATACATTCAAAATTATTTAAATACATTAAAATATAATAATTTGAACCAGATAAATTTAATAATCTTGTAGTTGTATCAATATTACCAACCTGATTAAAATCTGTATATTGAATATAATTATCAAAATTTGTTGTTATAGTACTATATTGTGTGATAGCATTTTTCTCACCAACATTTTTAAATCCTAAAACACTACCAATTGTATCTGATTTATTAAATAAAAAACTAACTTTCGCATGACTTTTTATTATAATACTTGGTCCACCATTACCTGTTAAATCTATTGTTGTTAAATTTGTAATTTCATTTAATGGCGCTAATAATACTGTATATGTTTGTTCAGTTTTATTAACACCATATATTTTGTGGACATTATTGATATATGTAGCATCTATTACTGTTCCAATTTTTGTTGCACCACTTACAGTGATTGTATCATTTAATTCAACTAAATTACCTGGATGATAAAATGTTAATAATACATAATTTATATTATTTATTGTACTTAATGATGCAGTTATACTATTAGGTAAATTATTATTTTTAAATGCTTCAAAAGATATCTTTTGTGTATATGAATCAATTTTTATATCAAAAATATTATAAACAGGTTTTTCTGTAGTTGATTCTATTCTTTTAACTAAATTAATATTTGTTGATATTGTTGAAATTAAACTATTTGGATCATAATTACCTTCTTGAATTTCTACTTCATAAATATGGTTTCCATCATCATAATGTTTCCAATATAATTTATTATTTTTTTTACTACCTGATGAATTTACTAAAAAATCAATATAAGGAAATTCTGTGCTAATTAATTCAATTCTAACAACATTATTAAAATTCTTTTTAATAGAAACTGAATATGAATTAGCATTAGGATATCCTTGTAATGTATTAGTTATTAACATAATTTGAATATTCTGTCCCCCTGATTTATCATTTTGAGATGATATTATTGCTACTTGTAAATAAATAAAATTTTGTTCAGTATTAATCACTTCCAAATAACCTTGATTTCTTTCATAATTAATTGGAAAATCAGAATTAATATATTTTAATTCAATTCCACCAATTGATAACATTTTAAAACGTAAAACATCACTTACTAAATAATATGTTGTTCCATTAAGAATAGAATTATAAGGTAATTCTATTAATAAATAATCTTCATCAAGATTTTCAATAGAAGAAACATTTAAAATAGATAAAATTTCTATTGGTATTAAATTAGTTTTATTTATTATTGATGGTAAATATAAAGTTTGTATCCCAATAATTGAGTTTATTGGTATATTATTATATGCAGTAGTAGTTCCTATATCATTAATGATTTCAATTGAAATTTGATATTTATCTATAAAACTTAAATAATCAATTGGAATATTATGATTATCAAATTTTAAAATAGCATAGTTAAAATTATTTAAAAAATATAAACAATTATTTTGTGTTTTCATATTACCTTGAATATTTTGTAAAATTACACGATCATTAATTTTTAAATTATGATTAGGATAATTTACTTTAATTATATTTGAATTTTTTGTTGTTTGAATAGGATCAACTGGTAATTTAATATTTAATGTTGAATAAACATTTTTTGGAATTTTATTTCTAAATCTACTATCTATATTTAATAATTTTGTTTTATAATCAACTTTATTATTAAAATTTTTAATTTTTTCATCCATTGATTCTTTTTCATAAATTGTTTTTTTTTCATTAAATTCTTTTTTTAAATCTAATGTTTTTTCAAAATTCATATTATAATAGATTGTAATATTTTTTTATATAAAAATTGATTTTAGTATTTATTACATAATTTACATTCATTTATGGATGTGCTAGATGATTTAAAATCTGTTATTAAAAAAATTGAAGATATTGAAAAAAAAATAAAAGAAACAGAAGAATTATGTGAAACAATAACTATAGAATTAAATGAAATTAAATATGGATTAAAAAATTATTTAATTGATGAAAAATATTCATTATATTTTGATGGTTGTTCTAAAGGTAATCCTGGATTAGCAGGTGCTGGTGGTGTTATATATCAAAATGATAAAGAAATCTCTACTTATTCTAATTTTTTAGGAGATAATAAGACAAATAATGAAGCTGAATATTCAAGTTTATTAATTGGTATTGAAGAAGCAATAAAATTAGGTATAAAGTCACTATATGTTTATGGAGATAGTCAACTAGTTATAAACCAAATACTTGGTAAATATTCTATCAATAATATAAAATTAAAACAATTTTATGATAATATCAAAAAAAAAATATCTTTTTTTGATAAAATAATTTTTACACATATACTTAGAAATAAAAATAAAAGAGCAGATGAATTAAGTAATATTGCTTTAAAAAAAATTGAATAAGAAAATTTTAATCTAGTTACTTATTTTATGGTTGATTCTTTATTTGGTGCAGGCAAATATTTTGATATTGGTATACTTGTAATATATTTTTTAGGTATATATATTTCAATTTTAGTACATCCATTTAAAAATAAAAATATTATTGATGATTTTGACAATAATAATACAGATGATTTTGATAATAATAATACAGATGATTTTGACAATAATAATACAGATGATTTTGACAATAATAAACATGATTTTTTCATTAATAATACTGATGATAATTACTATACTGATGATGATTATTATAATAATAATATTGATGGTTATTAGTATAAAAAAATTGAATTAATAAGTATCAATTTTAATTTATTCAAATCACATGACAATTTGCTTAAATTTTAGAGATTTACATAAGTTATTTATAGTTTTATTAAGTACAATAATTTTAGTTACCTATTTACTATTTAAATTTAAAAAAAATAATGATTTAATAGTAGATTCATATAAAGAAATTTTAGATCTTTATTCAACTTGTGAAAATAATGAGTTAGATAAAAAAGAAAATATAGATGATAATTTAAATAAGTATAAGATTTATATGGTTTTAATAAGTTCAATAATTTTACTTATTTGTTTATTACTTAAATTTAAAAAAAATATAGTTAATGAAAAAAATAATAAAGAATATATAGAAGAAACAGAAGAAGATGATGATGATGAAAAATATAGAGAAGAAACAGAAGAAGATGTTGATGATGAAAAATATAGAGAAGAAACAGAAGAAGATGTTGATGATGAAAAATATAGAGAAGAAACAGAAGAAGAAGATGATGATGATGATGATGATTATATAGAAGAAACAGAAGAAGAAGATGATGATGAAGATTATATAGAAGAAACAGAAGAAGAAGATGATTATATAGAAGAAACAGAAGAAGAAGAAGATGATTATATAGAAGAAACAGAAGAAGATGATGATTATGTAGAAGAAGAAGATAAACATGTATCTAATAATAAAATTAAAAAGGTAAATTTATTATTAGACAAATTTGAAAAATAATTAAAAAAAATGCAATTTTATATTAGATCTTCAATGAAATATTAATTATTATGGGTCACAATTTTTAAATGACTCTGCTAATGTCTCTGGTAATTCATATGAATTTGATATTGTATTTGACGGATTAAATAAATTTACAGCTGCAAAACTTGCTTCAATTTCAGTATCGTTTATGATTAATTCAAAATGTTTTACAGGAAAATGTGCAATTCTAAATTTATTTGTTCCATTACCTATTACCTGCATCCAATCATGATCATATTTTTGATATTTATTAGGATGAACTTCAACTATTCCAATTTGTAAATTATATTTTTCACAAATTTTTTCAGCAGCTTCCATAAATTTAAGTACTGCTGTATCAAACATTTTTGTTTGTGTAGATTTATCTAATCCAGCCTCTTTTCGTAAATCCATAAGTGTTAGTCTTGGATATCCGTGTTCATTTAAATAATCAAGTATTGACATCCAAAAACATTGATGATACATTTCTCCTTCTTTTTTTGGTACTCTACCAGTATTTGCTTTGGTTTGTATTAATCTCCTTGGAGTTTGTATTTCTTCCCTTGAAGTTTGTATTTTTCCTCTTGAATCTTCTTTTTTTCCCCTAGAATCTTCTTTTTTTCCCCTAGAATTTTCTTTTTTTTTAGCACCTCCTAATTTTTTTTTTAATTCTAAATATTTTTTTTTATATTTTAAATATTTTTCAAAACTATTCATATAAAATATTTGAGAAAAAAATTAGATCGAAGTATCCACCAATATATGCAATATTTATATATGTAAAAAAATATTACACTCAAAATCAAATTAATAAATCTCAATGACTGCAAAATCTTGAATCTTCAAAACTATAAAAGTGAAAAAAAAATTGAAAAACATATTTAAAAAGAAAATATATTCAATATTCATGTCAAAAGATTCAAGTAAATATGATAAATTAACACAACGAGAACATGTATTAGTAAGATCAGATACTTATGTAGGTTCAATAGAATGTACAGATGAAGAACATTGGATTTACGATGAAGAAAAAAACAAAATGAAAAAAAAAACAATTAAATTTACACCAGGTTTTTTAAAAATTTTTGATGAAATATTAGTAAATTCAGCTGATGCAAGTCAAAATGATAAAACATGTGATACAATTAAAATAGAATATAACAAAGAAGAGGGTTATATATCAGTATGGAATAATGGTGATAATGGTATTCCAATTGAAGAACATGAAAAACATAAAATGTTAATTCCTACTATGATTTTTGGTGAATTATTAACTGGTAGTAATTTTGATGATACTGCAGAAAGAACAACAGGAGGTCGTAATGGTCTTGGTGCAAAATTAGTAAATATTTTTTCTACAAAGTTTATTGTTGAAATTATTGATGGTAAAAGAAAAAAAAAATATATTCAAGAATGGTCAGAAAATATGTCTGTAGTTGGTAAACCAAAAGTAACTGATATGAAAAATGCAAAAAGTTCTATTAAAGTTACTTTTTATCCTGATGTAAAAAGATTTGGATTAAAAGATATGAATAATGATCATTATAATCTTTTTTATAGAAGATCAATTGATATAGCAGGAATGAATGAAAATAAGTTAAAAGTATATTTTAATGAAAAAAAAATAGAATTAACTAATTTCAGATCATATATAAATTTATATTATCCTGGTGAAGAAGTTTATATTGATGAAACTAATGATAGATGGAAAGTTGGTATTTTATATAGACCTGATGAAGGTAACCAAATAATATCATTTGTTAATAGTATAAACACATATAATGGAGGAACCCATGTTGTACATGTAGTTGATAATAATATTTTAAAAACAATAATCAATGATTACATTAAAAAGAAGGATAAAGATATCAAAGTATCACCACAATTATTAAAAGAAAACCTAGTATTTTTTATTAATTCAACATTAGTTAATCCTTCATTTTCTTCCCAAACTAAAGATACATGTACATCTAAAGTTGAAAAGTTTGGTTCAAAATATGTTATACATCAACCTTTTATTAAAAAGTTTGTTAAGTGTGGTATTATTGATCAAGTGATTGAATTAGCTAAATTCAAAGAAAATTCTTCTTTAAAAAAAACTGATGGAAAGAAAATATCAAAAATTAGAGGTATTCCTAAATTAGATGATGCAAATAAAGCAGGTACAAAAGATTCAATGAAATGTTCATTAATTTTAACTGAGGGAGATTCAGCTAAAGCATTTGCAATGTCAGGTATGGGTGTAATTGGACGTGATTATTTTGGTGCATTCCCATTAAAGGGAAAACTTTTAAATACACGTGAAGCAACACCTACACAACTAATGAATAATGAAGAAATTAATAATTTAAAACAAATTATTGGATTAAGACATGATGTTGATTATAGTAAAGATGAAAACTTTAATCAATTAAGATATGGACGTATTATATGTTTAACGGATGCAGATGTTGATGGGTCACATATTAAAGGTTTATTAATTAACTTTTTCCATTCTATTTGGCCTTCATTAGTTAGTAGACCTGGATTTATTACATCAATGGCAACACCTATCGTAAAAGCATTTAAAGGCAAAGAAGAAAAAGCATTTTATAATTTAACTGATTATGAAGAATGGTTAGAAAATAATAACACAAGTTCATGGAAAATTAAATATTATAAGGGTCTTGGTACAAGTACTTCATCTGAAGCAAAGGAATATTTTGTTGGTATTGAAGATAAATTAATTAATTATATGTGGTTAGAAGAATCAGATGAAGAATCAGAAAATAAAAAATTACCTTATAATAAAAAAAGTGATGAAGATGCTATTTTATTAGCATTTGATAAAAATAGAGCTGATGATAGAAAAGTATGGCTTCAACATTATGATAAACAAGATGTATTAAAGTATGAAGAAAAAGAAATTTCATATTCTAAATTTATTCATTCTGATTTAATTCACTTTTCAAATGATGATCTATCAAGATCTATCCCTTCATTAATAGATGGTTTAAAACCATCTCAACGTAAAATATTATATGGAGCATTTTTAAGAGGATTAGATAAAACTGAAGTTAAAGTAGCACAATTAGCAGGTTTTGTATCTGATAAAGCAGCATATCATCATGGTGAAGCTTCTTTAATGGGAGCTATAATTGGTATGGCGCAAAATTATATGGGTTCAAATAATATTAATATTTTAAAACCAAATGGACAATTTGGCAGTAGGTTAGCATCAGGAAAAGATGCAGCATCCCCAAGATATATTTGGACAGAATTAGAAAAATTAGCAACAATGATTTACAATTCTATTGATGATCCTGTATTAATTCATCAAGATGAAGATGGTTTACCTATTGAACCTGAATATTATGTACCAATAATTCCAATGATTTTAGTTAATGGTACACAAGGTATTGGAACTGGATTTTCAACTAAAATTCCACCATATAATCCAAAAGATATTATTACTAACTTAAAACTAAAACTTAAAGGAAAAGAAATGGAAGAAATGGATCCATGGTGGCAAGGTTTTGAAGGGACTATAGCTAAAGTAGATGAGTATAATTACGAAATTTATGGATCTTATCAAATTAAAGATAATAAATTAATAATTACAGAATTACCAGTAGGTGAAGCAACTAGTGATTATAAGGCATTTTTAGAAAAAATGCTTGAAGGTGAAGAAGCTAAAAAAGCACCTGTAGCTACTGCAAAAACAACTGCTAAAGGTAAAAAAGCACCTGCCAAAAAACCTGTTAAAAAGGAAAAAGAAGATAATCCATTTTTAGGATACAAAGAAGGTAATACTGATGAAAAAGTATATTTTGAATTAACATTTGAAGATGGATATTTAGACGGTGCTAAAGATATTGAAAAACAATTTCATCTTGTTAAAAAATATAGTTTAAACAATATGAATTTATTCGATAGAAATGGTACTATTCATAAATATAATAATGTTCTTGATATTATTAATGAATATTTTAATGTTAGATTAGAATATTATGAAAAAAGAAAAGCATATCAACTTGAACTACTTGAATTTCAACTTAAATTAATTAGTTACAAAGTTAAATTCATTTTAATGATTATTGAAAAGAAATTAATTGTTAATAACAAAAAGAAATCAGATATCGAAGAAGAATTAGAAAAACTTAAATTTCCTAGATTAGGAAAAAATAGAAATGATACTGATGTATCATATAACTATTTATTAAGTATGCCTATTTATAACTTAACTAAAGAAAAAATAGATGAACTTAAAAATCAAGAAGAAGATAAAAATATTGAATATAATACATTAGATAGTATGTCAGTTCATGATATTTGGTTAAATGAACTTAATAAAATAGAAAAAGAATATGAATCTTGGTTGAAACAAAAAGAAAATAAAGAAAATGTAAAAACTAAAACCAAAAAACATAAATCAATTTAAAAATTCATTATACATTTTATAGAGAATTATATCCTTCTTCATAATATTTTTTATAGTTTAGTTTATAATGATTTGAAAACATATCATAAATAATACTAAATTTACCATGCATATCATTATAATTTTTTTTGTCAATATTATCAACAATAAGTTTATCTTGTTTTAATGTTGTATACATTGTATTTTTTGTAAGTTTATCACCTAATAAATTAATAATAAAATTTAAATTGCTATTATCAGAATATGACCAATAGTTTCTATAAGCTTTTACAAATAATTTAGTTTTGAATTTTGAAATAGGTAATGCATAAGTTATAATTGTTGAATTAAAATCACCAAAACAAACACGAGCTACTGTTGTATGAGGTAGTAAATATTCATTTTCAACTTTAATATCATTAAAATTATAAATTCTATTAACTAATGAATTTTCACCTGCAATATAATTATATGTAATTTTATAATGAAAATCATAATCATCTATTTTTTCTATTTTAGAATTAGATAAAGGATTAGGATTTTTTTTATTTCCAAAAGTGTGAACAAACCCAATATGACATATATCTAAACTATTCACACTAACAAATTTTGCATTATGTTCAAAATTTTCAGTTAAATATACAGCTCTTTGATCTTTATTATAGTATTCTGGTTCTACAAAAATTTTTGATTCATCAATTAAATTTTTATCATCTTCATTAGTTAGAGGAATTGTGTTAAGATAAACAATATCTGCTTTTTCAACAATTTTATAAAAAAATATATTTTGAGTATGTGAAGCAACATGAGGTAATTTTGGTATATTAACTAAGTTTCCATTAGATCCATCAAAAATATAACCATGATATGGACACGATATTGTGTTTTTACATATTTCACCTTGAGCAAAAGATGATCCTTGATGAGAACAACAATCTTTTAAAGCATAAAAACTATTTATATCTCTCCAAACTATATAATCATTATCTCGAATAGTAATACGTTTTGGTTGTTTACCAAAATCTTTTTTAAATCCGATTGGATACCACGTTAATTGTCCATAATTATTTGGATATTCTAAACGAGGATTAGTACCAAACTTGTAAAATATATTTTTATCTTCAATAGAACTCATTTTACATGTTTGTTTATTATTAGAAACTATACCACACATTTGTTTTATATTGTTATTAAAAAAAGCACCACTTATAAATAAATTACTTAAAATAAAAAGTAAATTAAAATTCATTATTATTATTAATACGAAAATAATTTTTTAAGTCTTTTTATTTACTTTTGATTTATATAATCCACACGGACCACAATGATCTTCATTTGACATATCAATTTTATAATTTACTTTTTTTTGACAATCTTCAATAGTCCATCTACCTAGTGGATTTTTCTTATTTGATCTATCAAAAAATTCATACAATCTTTTTTTTAGTATTCCGAATAAATTTCTCATAATTATATATTTACTATATATAATTATTATTTAATTCAATTTTTTATTCTTCGACATCACTAGAACTCAAATAATTAAAATTTTCATCAATTAAAAATTCTTCTTCAGAATTATTTTGTTGTATTAATTTCCAAGTTTCAAGAATAATATCTTTAAAATTATAACTCATATCATTTATACAATTAAAAAAGGCTTTTTTATTTTTAGGATCATGAAATTTATCTTGATTATTTAATATATCTTTAATTTTTTGTTGGTGTTCTAAAGGAATACTATCTCGAAATGATTCATCAAATTCAACCATTAATGATATATTACTAATAAATCTTAATGAACTATCTAAAACTTCATTGATAAAATCAACTTTATTTATTTTTTCTGGTTTTTGTGTTTTATGATTTATTCTTGTAAAGTGTTTACCTTCAAGTGTGGTTGTACAAAAAGAATGATTTTCTGGTAAATTTTTATTAAAATTAACTTTTTTAATACAAGTTATTGGCATATTATTACCATCACTTAAAATTTTTAATATATCTTGCAATGGTAAACAATCAATAGATTCTCTACCTATTTGATTGATTACAATATTATTATTATGAGTATTTATTATTCCATTATTTATATGTTGGTTATTATTAACAATTTGATTATTATAATTTTGTTGTTTTTTAAGTTCTCTATTTTCATTTTCAAGAATAACTAGCTTATTATTCTTACATTTTTGTTCATGAGACCATCTTGAATTTTTCTTATCATATATTTTTTCGCAGAATCTACACATATATATTTTTTCAGACTTTAGCGGACCAAAAATTGACTTTTTCGGACCGAAATTTACAGAATTTTGGACTTTTTCGGACCTTTCAGTATGGAATTTTTTGTTGTGATTCCATAAGCTTTGATAAGAACTATACTCCTTATTGCAACGTTTACATCTAAATTCCATAAATAAAAATAAGTTTATATATAATATTAGATATTTTATTCTTATATAATTTTTTAAAAAGTTTAAACTAAGTTTAAACTTCATTTTTTTTTTTTATTTTTTTAAATAAAATACTTGTTTTTCAAAAATATATTATTGTTTAGGTTGTAATTATTGTTTTGAATTAAAGTTTGTGCATATTTTGCGCTTAATAAAAAATTATATATGTTCTTATAATATTAATGACAACAAATCTTTTAATATTTGATTTAAAAATAAAAGATATTGATATATTACTAAAGTCAGTTAATAGTAATACTAAATATGTATTAATTGATTATTATACAGATACTTTTGAATTATTAATTCAAAAAATTAAAAACTTAAAGATAGATTCTTTAAATAGTGTTGGTCTTATAAGAGAAGAATACTTTAGTACATATTATAAATTATTTGAGAATCAAGAACCATTTATATTACAGTCAGTTTATGATTTAGATCGTGAGTTGAAAACATGGGAACCAATGGTTAATTTTATTATTTTTTTAAAAGAAAATTTTAATCTTCAAATATTTGATTTTATTAGTTGTAATTTGTATAATTATACAGATTATAAATATATATTCAATATATTATCCCAAAAAACAAATATAGAAATTGGAGCATCTAAACAAAAAATTGGAGCATCTGGACAAAAAATTGGAAATTTAGAATATAATATATTAAATTTAAATACAACAAATATCAGAAATTTAAAAGAAATATATTTTACTGATTATA